GCATTAAATCTATTTGTTGTAACTTTGCTTTTGTTTTGGCGTCACTGGCGTCTAAGGCTATTTTAAGCATGTTACTTGCTTCTGCAAATACTTTACCAGCCGCCATGTCACTGACATTCATACCCAGTTGCATTAGTGTTTCATAACTTTCTATAGCCTTTTTGGCTATGTCACTCATTTCAGTTTCATGATCTTCTAAGCCTTTTATTTCTTTAAAGGCCGCATTTATTTTTTCACTTACACTTAATGCCTGTTGTGTTTCTTCAATAACTTCTTCAGTTTCTTCTTTTGAAGGAACGATTTCCGTAACTTCTTCAATAGGTGGCAAATTAAATTCTTCTTCTAGTTTCTTTGTCATAATACTATTTATTTTACTCTAGAGCGAGAAATTCGTTTCTTTGGCTTACGTGGTTTGTTGCTTCTGAATATTTGGTCTTCGTTTATCACTTTAAAACGTATGCCTTTACGTTTACACCATTCTTGTGCCGCAGTCCACTTAGCGGCGTTTATATGCGTTTGTATGGCTTGTCCTCTGCTACGAGCATTCTCTAATGTTGTTTGATTAGCAGGTTTGATCTCTATTAGTTCCACATGTTGGGCACCATCTTTGTCTGTATATTGTATCATAAAATCAGGAATATAATTATGATACTTTCCATCTACCGGACTCCTATATGGTATTTTAACGTTTTCACTTGCCCATTTAGTAATATTAGGATGATTATCGCACATACGCATAAATGCTAATTCCCAACTACTTCTATAGGTAGGTGATTTACCTCCCACAAACTTACTGGCATTTAATATTTCATATTTGCCTTTTGCGAATTTAGCCATTATGATTTTATAAGTTTACCTGCTGGACTTTTTGAATTGTCTTTTGGCATCACTAAATTTATTCTGTTACCTATGGGCCTTCTTGCATTTATGGCATCATAGGCATCTTTGGTAATTTTTAAAGTATTTTCATTTATACTGAAAAATTCTAGTGGGCTTGTATTTAAATTTTCTGCAACTTTTATAAGAACAATTGATAATGCGTTTGCATTTGCTTCACCATATCCTATCCTTATAAGTCTAGTCTTAACCTGTGTTAATACCTCAGGATTAACTACATCTAGATTTCCGTCTATATCACCTAATATTTCTGAACTTGCTTGAGGCAATGGAAATTTAATCGTAGCATTTTCTAAAAAAACTGACAATGTAGATTGTAAGACATCGTATCTTAATTCGTTTCCAAATGTATTATAAAGTGAAGAACTCATTTTAAGACCCGAAAGTTATATTAGGTGGATCAGCATCTCCGGAACTTTGTCCCGTTTTATTTGTCCATCTGTTTACATTTACACTAGAAACAATTTCATCTGTAAGTGCATTGCCGGCCGCGTCTTTAGGATCTTGTCCATTTATTTTGGCGCCTATTGCTCTATCTATAATCCTTCCAAACGGGTTGTCTTCTAAGAAATCTTGAATACCGGATAGAAATCCTCCACTACTCGCTGGAGGAGTGTATTCTGAATATGTGCTTTCTAAATTAGAACCTGGTATGGTGTCTTCTATCTGAGTTTTCATATCACTAAGCACTTGAAAAGATCGTTCCCTCCCAACTTCAGCCTTTCCAGTAGTATCTAAAATTACAGATTTTTCCAGAGCAACAGGTATTTTTGCTCCAGCATAAAATCCAGGAAGATTTTTAGGATCGTCGATTTCTTCAAATCTATTTAAATCTTGTTCTGCTAAATCAAAATTAAGTTCTCTTGCCACAACAAAATTTTCAAAATCAAATTCCATCTGAAAATCCATTATTTCACTTGAACCATAATCTATATCAGAGAATCTTATTCTGTTCATTACAGGATTAGTTATAGAGTATTGAACACCTTTATTTCCATGATATAGAATAAAATCTATTCTTTCAAAGAAGTTAGCAGTTTCAGATACATTAAATCCAAATGCATTACTATCAAAAACCCCAGTAGATTTTCCAGCATGTTTGCTTTCATTATATTCACTACTAGATCTAAAAAATGATATAGGATCTCTATCTGTATCACTTTTAAATTTATTTCTAGGATTCATATATAGATGAGAGTAATACCTCATGAATAAAGTAAGCCATTCGTTTTGAATAGTATCATGAACAGTAAAACTAACTGGACCGTAATCTAATCCAGTTTGCACTATTTTTTTCCTATTGTATTTGTTTTTGATTTCTGATCTAAAAGATATATCAGGTAACGTTGCTGTTTTGACCAATGAACTTATTCTTGTCCTAAATTGTTCTCCACTAGCATACAATCCTAATTCTTTTACATCACGGTTAATTATAAAATTTACATAACCCTGAAACTTTTGTCGTGGTGGAGCAATATCAGGTCTGAACTGATAGGCGTTGCGGAAATCCCTTGCAAAGAATTTCCGTTGCCCGCCACCAAAATTTAAGAACCTCATGGTTAACCTCTTAGATTAACCAAGTGTAGTTGTTCCTGATGCTACTGTGTCTGGGAAAGGGTTTCCACTTACAGTTCTACCATTGATATCGTTATCACCTTCAAAGTGTACCGCGTTATCGTATCTAATTTGCATAGTTACTGTTACTTGGTCATTTGCAGAGTAATCAGATTCACTGTAGTCTACATTCTGTAAGAAGCAACCTTCTAAGAACCAAACCTCACTTGCGCCTGCATTGACACCGTCTAATATTTCTATTTGCATGTCAAATTTGTAATCACTACCTGAAGCAGGTGTTGATTGTTGAAAGTGGTTTAACTGTCTTTGAACCTGTGCACCTACCTGTTTTGCAACTTGGTTTGTGATATCGTCCCTTACAGTTAAAGTGATTTGTTCCCAAGCATGTTTACCTTGTAGATAAACTCTTGAGTTATAACTTTCAACCATTACTTCTTCATAAGTGATTTTAGGTCTAGTTACAGATTGAACATTCTGTGTTAAAACTTTTGTTTCTGCATTTCCACCAAAATTACCTAATAGACTTACTCTAAATCTATATTTTAATTTTGGCATTAAAATACCTGAACCAGTCTGTCCTGTAACCGGAACACCAAATTTACTTTTGGTTTCTGTTGTTGCACTTGATACTGCCATATTTTTCTCCTAAAGAGCTCTTTTATATAACAATATTTATCATAATAGGCCTAAAATAATTAACTCTAGTTTTAATTCTGACACAAAAAAGGGCAGTAAAACCGCCCTTTTTATTGATTATTTTAATAATCTTATGCTGTTGAGCCCAAAGTATTTTGGATTCTGATCGGAATGTAGATAAATTCTACTGCTTTGACTGGCTGTATAGCAATGTCAATATGCAATTCGTTCCTATCAATTCTTGCTGGAGTATTGTTTGAAGTATCACAAACTGTGATAAAGTCAAATAATCCTCTTTGAGAAACAAGTTCACCAAGCAATCTATCTACAACTACTTTCGCATTTGCTCTAGTTACTTCATCATTTGGTTCAAACAAGAATGGTTTAACTGCGTCGTCTAATTGCTCACGTAAGTAAACTACTAATCTTGCAACGTTCACTCTATCCAATGCACTTGATGTTGGGTTAAGAGTTTTTTGTCCAAATACAGCAATTCCTCTTCCTGGGAAATTCCCAATTGGATTAACTTTGTCTGCATATAAACTATCTCTTTGTCCTTCATTTAATGCTACTGGTACAAACTCTCCTGTTAGTCCGTCAATGTATCCTGTGTTGGATGCATTACTTACAAGCCCTCTTTGGAAACCTGCTGGTGCAAACCATGGGAAAGCAACCTGATCATTAAATGCTATTGTTCTTAATGCCATATGTGAAGCAGGAACAAATACACTTGAACCATCTAGGTTTGTGCTTATACCGTGTGGATAGTAAACAGCCGCATATGGATCACTTGCTAGTAAACCATCTTCGCCGTTTTCACCTGCTAGGTTACTATTATTTGCCCAAGCACTTGTACTTGATGCGTCTGATGCCAATCTAAATGGTGAATCTATAACACTAAATACTGTGTTCTTTCTATCAACACCTAGAGCAATCATTTCATCTGCAAGTTCAGGATATCCAGGAACAGCCACAATATTAAATCTATTTGTTTCGTTTCTGATATCTTGGTTACTTGTTAAAGCAGATTGTAACTCTTTTACAATCATTTGTCTTTGAGCTTTTCTTAGCATGTAAGGTGAGCCGTCGGACTTATTACCACTTGCATCTGCCCAGTATTCTAATGTTGCGTTCCATTTTTTAAGGTTACCGCCACTTAAAGATTTGTTCCAACCTAAGATACCTACTGGTGAAGTTGCACTTGATGGTGCAGTACTAAAAATAGAACCTGCTGTACTTGATCTAAAGTCACCAAAAATAACACCGTCTGGGCTATCTTGGTCTGCACTATCAACAAGTACCCACCCAACTTGGCTTACACTATACTTATAAATTGCTGGATAGTCTTCTAACTTACTACTATCAATCCATAAATCACCTTCTGCTAAACTGCTTACGCCGTCTGCTTTCTTAGTTGGTGTTGATGCTTTTACCTGAATATCACCAGAGAATGTTTGCCATCCGTTGATAGAATCATTTTCTAAAATATCCAAATTGTCTGCACTTACAACTGAATCGTACCATAAAGTACCATCCGCTAATGTTCCAGTAATTGCTGTACTCTTTGCTGTAAAACTTAAAGGTTTAAAATTACTATAAGGATCATCAGAAGTTAAATTTAAATCTGCTGGACCAAATCCTGCAACATTACCGTCCCATAATAGGATGTCTTTGTTATCGGAATTTGTAATTTTAATTTTACCGTTGTTATTTACTGCTATAACGTTTGCACTAAAAGACAGTTGTGCGTTTGCATTACTTATTGCTGAATTAATATCAGTTACTAAGTCATCAACACTTGCATTACCATCTGCGTCGCCATCTGTTCTAAATTGAACAGCAATATTGGCACCGTCATTAACTCTCATGTACATACTAACTGTAGCACCTATATGTGATGATAAATCAATAACACTTACATTAGCACTACTTTCTGCTATAACACTTGAATTACCATTGTGTCTTTTTAATTCGAACGTTGCTTGTCCATCGTTTGCATTTGTTCCTTCACCGGCAACATCAATTACGATATCACCTAATTCTGGAGTTGCACCATGTCTTGAAACTGCATAGGCTTCAGACATTGTTTTGACTGCAAATACTGGTACTGATGCAAATTGACTTGAACTTGCACTATATAATTTTAAAGCAAAAGTACTACCATTATTTGGTTCATTTATTGCTACAAAAACATCACCTGATTGTAATGCACCGCCACCATCTCTTGTTAAAGGAAGTTGGTAGTTGTAACCAATTTTGTGATATGCTGAAGATGTATTAGTGTTCCATTCTGTAGAACCTATTAAATCCCAATCACTGTTTGAAGTCTTTTGGTAGACTTTGAATATTGCCTGAGTAACACCTGAATTGTTTACATAAACAACAGCGAAGTCATCTTTTTTACCAAAAGCAATTTTAGGTTTGCCTGTTGATTCTATATCTGATGCTTCTGGAACTAGAGCAGTTTTATTTACCCAGTTAGTGCCGTCATGTATTTTAATACCAATTACTGTAGATGCTGTGTCTAACCAATAAGAACCATCT